AGGGGTGATGAGCCTGTACGACCTGGAGTCGTATGTCGCCGGTCAGTGCGCCGGACTTGGCAAGCATCATGACGAGCGCGCCGCCCTCGCCGCCCGTCTCGCTGAAGCGGAGGCGCTGCTGCAGGAGGCGTTGGATGCTGGCATTGAAGAGTGCTGGATGCATACGCCGAACGGTGACGCTTACGACGAGAGCGCCGCGCTACGCGAGCGCATCGCCGCCTTCCTCGCCGTGGGCGCGGACAAGTAATGCGCATCGCTCGCAACCGGTTCAAGGGTCGCCAGTGCGGTAAAGGACGACGCGCGCATCACACCGACGGCGTCCCGCGCTACACGCGAGCCGCGTTAGCGAAGGCTGACAAGCTCGCCGAGCATCTGTACGAGCTGATGCAGGGAATGATGATGGCGCAGATCGCGGACAAGTAATGCGCGGGCCTGAATCACTCGCGCATGTTGGGGGGCTAGATTCGGCCCCATGCTGTTGTCAAAGGAGGTTCGACATGCTGACCAAGCTGTTCGTTGCCGCACTGCCAATGATCCCCTTCGTCATCAACGAGTGGGTCTGGTACATCCTCCAGTGGTGGCGTTAATGCGTACGCTCCCGTGGTTGCAGGGGTTGCGGCTTGCGGCAGAGTCCTACGGATTCCGCGACTGCGCGCTGACCGAAACGCCAGACTCCTACGCGGAGTCGCTGGCCGACTTCATCGCGTGCGCAGAAGTGCGCGAGGCGTGCGGAACGTAGCAACAAGGCAGAGGGGCTTCGGCCCCTCTGTTCCTCAACGAAAGGCATTCCTATGAGGATCGCCAAATACGTTCGACGGTTTCGCCGTCGCCGGGCCTTGCAGCACATACGTCGCGACATGATCGCATTGGGACGCGACCCCGGCGATCTCTTGCGCTCGCAAAACTACCGTCGACTCCTCCGCGCAATACAGCGCACGTCGGTGGCAATGCAAGCGTTCGGTACGTCAGCCAAAACTTGCGCAGTAGCGATAGAAAATTTCGGCAAGGCGTGGCTCGTCTTGCACGACTACAACGGCCACGAAGTCATCTATTCAGGGTATCGCGCCCAGACGCTAGAAGGTCGAGATCGTCAATAGCGCGTTGCACGTCTCGGCGTGGCACGAAGGCGTCCCATCGAATTGCGTGTTGCGGAGATTGAAGTAATACGTGCCGCCGGGCTTGAGCGTGCCAAGCGACCAGGAGATGTCGCCCGTCTGCCCGCCGCCCCACGCCATCGGGTACTTGGCTCCACTCGGATCGGTCGGAAACGCGGTCGGCGTCCAGCCCCGGAAGTCGCACGGATACGGCGACAGGGTTCCAAGCCTGAAGGTTGGAGCGCCGTCGTACTCCACCCACGACCACCGCCCCGCCTTCGTGACAGCGGGCACGATCAAGCGACCGACGATCACGGTGTCCGGGCGCATCACCGCCAGCGCGTTGCCGCCCCACGGCAGGTCGACGTAGGATACGTCCCCGTACGATGCGCATAGATTCGTCGGCGGCACGACTACGACGGGCGGCGCCGCCTGCCAGTTGACGGTGACGCTGCCCGCCCCGCCCGCGTTGCCGGTCGCGGTGTAAGTGCAGATGATGGCAGCCGGCTCGACAACGTTAGCAGTGGCCCCTCCGGTTGGCGTCGTGCAGCCCCGCGATGCCTGCCACGTGACTACTGCAGCAGCAGGCGTGCACGCTGCCGACAGCGTGAGCATGGTGCCCGCGGCAGGATTCGCGGGGCTCGCTTGTGCCGTGCACGTCTGCCCCTGCTGTGCGCAGTTGATCTGATAGTTAGGACCGCCCGTCATCGTGAGCGCAGCGCAGCCCGGCAGGTCGATCGTCACGGTCGCCGCGTGCGCGTTGAATGTCATCGCCGCAAGGAAGGCGGCGGCCGAGAGGCCACACGCATCAGCGCCATAACGAGCACGCCGCTGAAGACGCCCGCGAGGAAGGCTACGATGAGCCACCACGCCGCTACCATTCACTTCTTCTCCTCCCCCATCATCGCCTTGATGATTGTCAGTGGCCCGGTGTAGGCAGCAGGGTCGTGCTTGTTCCGCCACGCTTCGCCCCACGAGCGGAAGGCGTTGATCGCTGCAGTCGTGCCGCCCACCGCTCCCGCCCAACGCAGATCCTGCCCGGTCTTGTCCTTGTACGGCCCCATCATGTTGGCGAAGTAGGCAGCATCGACCTCCTCCAGATCCACGAGCGACACGTTACCGTTGTGGTTCTGCGACTGATAGGCGGCATCGCCTTCGGTCAGGTTCTTCTCGCGCAACTGCGTCGCCTCGTTGTCGGGCATGTGGTGCATGCCGATCATCTTGTCGATGAACGCCCGCTGATCATCGGGCATCGCCCCTTGCGTGCGCGCCTGCGTCGCCGCTTCAACATCAGCCTTCGTCGCGACGGGACCGGACACGCGAACCAGCAGCTCCGAGAGCATCGCGTGCAGTTGCTTGAATTGCTTGTCGGACATCATGCCTGCTCCTTTACTTCACAAGGAAGGCGAAGCCAGCGACGGCCCAGCCGATGGACGTGACGATGAGCGCGATGCCAACTTCGCGCGGATGAGCGGCGACCTTCGCCGCAAGCTTGTCGAGAAACTTTTTCATAGTTACTCCACGCACGCCCGGATGAGGGACTCCAGCCGGTCCGCATGGGCGATTAGCAGCAGCCGGTCGACCAGCAGCGCGCGGGCGCGCTGAAAGGGGTTGGCATCCGTCGCCCATGCCACGTCCGCCATGAGTGTCGGGCGCGCGGGCACATCGGTTGCGCGAACGCAAGGCACTGTCACTGGCACGTCGACCGCAGCACCCGTCCACGGCATCGAGTTGCAGCCGGCGAGTATCAGAGCGGCTGCTGCAATAGGCGGCAGGCGCTTGCGCATGCATCCTCCGGTATCGCGGGTTGCGTTGCAAGTAGCGACTGCACCTTCGACGCCAGCACAGCGACACCCTCCTCAGCTTTCTTGCGCGCGGCCTCAGCGTCAGCGAGACGCTTCTTCGACGCGGCCTTAAGCGCGGCGACGGCAGCGTTCTGAGCAGCAACCTTTTCCTGTGCATCATGCAACTTCGACTCTAACTCAGCCGCCTGTTCAATCCAGCCTTGCACTTCTGCTGTGCCGATCTTCATCCCGGCGACAAAGCCCCCGCCTGCGGCGGCCACTGCAATGACCCCGGCGATGATGAGTTGGATCACCTGGTCGCGCCCTTGACTTCAACCGGCTCCTCGAGTGCAACGTGGAGCGGATTCTCTGGAGTGCCTCGCTCCTCCTCTTGCGGCGGCGGTGGCGCGGGTTCGCGGATCGCCGCGACCTTGGTCGTCGTCGTGGTCGTGCTGCTCGTGCCAGGCCGGTCCTTGTCGCCCATGCGGAACGCACCGACCGCGCCGACGGCAACACCGAAGCCGGTGCACACGCTGCCGACACCGATGCCTAGATCCTGCACTAAGAAGCGGTGCTCAGGATCTAAGAACATCGCGACCATCGTGAAGATGCACATGAACGGGATCGCGGTAATGACGACCGCCATGATCCAGAACAGCGCAAGGTAGCCGGGGTCCACCGTTTGATCGGTCGGGTGGATCGCTGCGCGGAATACGCTTGTGGTCATGTCACCCTCAATTCTGCCTTCGCGGCCTTCCAGCGCCGCACGCGATCGGCCTGTCCGTTGAGCCCGCCATTGATGCGTCGCGTGATCGTTTCGAAGTCGCCGACATCGGCCAACGCGTTGAGGTCGCGCGAGTTCCAGTACCATCCCGCGACCCACGCGGCAAGGTCGGGCCGCTCGAGGAGCTGCGGTGCCGTCAGCAGGCGCTCGTCGCTGTATCGCGCGAATGATGCTTGCCGGTAGTTCGACCGCCCGGTGAGCTGGATCAGCCCGCGCCCAGCGAAGCGCTCCCCGTCGCCGGGCTCCGTGTTGCCGAGGTCCAGCCGTCCCTCGTAGGCTGCGCCGCTAGCGATCTCTCGGACATAGCGAAAGCCGCCCGACTCGTGCGCGACCTGCGCGAGGAACGCCGCCAGGCGCTGCGGCGTAGAGATGCCGAACTGTCCGCACGTCGCGTTGAGCGGACCGAGGAAGCGCTCCAGCGTCTCGTCCTCTGCGCTGCTTACGGCACGCAACAGTCCGATATCGACCCAGCCCTCCGTCGCTCCCGCCCCACCGAAGCCGGGCGGTTCCGGCTTCTTGGCGAACAGCGATTTGAACCAGTCGATCATCGGGATCATCCGCGCCAGTTGGAGAGCCCAAACAATTTCAGCAAGGCCACGACTAGAACGATTGTGAAAACGACGCCGAGGATCGCGTGCACGGGCTGCGGCGCCCCCTTCCAAAAGTATGTGATCAGTATCCACACGACAGCCAGCACGCCGAGCAGAATTGCGAATTCTTGCAGTCCCATGCTTACCTCCTATGTCAACGACTACCGCTCCCGATACCGACCTGACTCTCCAGCACACGCACGCGAGACGACAGGTCGATCAGCGTGTCGCGGTAGCCGGAGACGATGGTGCTAGCCAACGCCAAGATAGCGACGACGAGCACGCTCGCGGCCCACCATGCCCCGCGCACGTTGGCGACCGCTTTCTCGTGCTTCATGGCGGAGATGTTGAACATCTTGACCTCCTCGACGATGTGCTCGTCGAACGCCTTGGTATGGTTGTTAAAGTCGGCCTTATGATGTTCAAACGCCACGGCAATGCGCTGCGTCGCCTGTGTGTTCGCATCGAGCGCAGCGTCGAAGCTGACGAGCAGCAGCAGCGTTGCCTGCTGCACCGGATCGGTGGTCTTGGCAATGAGCGATTCAATACGCTCATGGACGCTGCTGCGTCGCGGCGGCGGCATGTCGTCGTATCTCACGGCACGTCACGGCTCGACCATGTCCGCGTACGGCGCCAGGATGTTGATGCTCGTGTTCGCGTTCGCCTGCACCTTCAGGCTATCGCCCTCGTCCATGTGAAGCGGACCGCCGAGCAGGACGTTAATCTTCGTCTTCAGCGAAACACGTTCTTCCAGCGTCAACGGGTAATCGACGCCGCCCTTGCGGAACCATATGCTGATCCAGCCGAGCGTTGTGCCGATGTTGCTGGCATAGATTGCATCGATCTTGCGGGCATGATCCGCGGCGACCGTTGAATCTGTGACGGTGGTCACCGCATTGGTCGCCTCATAAGTCAACGTATCAATGAGTACGATCAATCCTTCGATATTGATATTCGGTGATGCCATCACGCCTCCTGAAATTGCAATGACTTCGTCAACAGGTTCCAGCGGGTCACGGACCGCCCGATCGCATCGAGCGCGGAGAAGGTGCCGTACATGACGTGGTCGCGTTCCCTGCGCGTCGCTTCACCGTCGTACAGCGTCAACGCTAGGTCGCGACCGAGGCCGCACTGCCGGACGATGTCGAGCCATGCGGCGCGCTCGTCTTCGTTGACCGACTCCAGCAAGAGTCGCAGCGTCCGCGCCTGCGCTCCGATGTTGCTGTAGAGCGAGCCGCCGCGCGAACGATCGACCTCCGTCAGGTCGATGACGCCGAGGTCGAAACTCACCGGCTGGCGGGCTGGAGCAAACGACCGCCCGAGCATGAACGTGCAGACCTCCCAGTAGGCTGCGCCGAACGTGGCAACGTTGCCGCTGAACGTCACTTTGTACGATAGGCAGGAGACCGGATCGAAGCGCAGATAGAACGGCGAGTCGATGATGTGCGGATCAAAGGCGCCGACAAAGTACGGATCGATACCGAAGTCAGCGCCATCAGCACCGACAGCGCGTATAACGTCCACCGGCGTCGAGTCCCAGACCTGACTCGTCCAGCCCGCGTCGGAGTAAAGCTGCAAGCGAACCTGCCCGCCATGGCAGCGGTGACGGAAGAAGGCGAAATAGTCCGGCTCGCGCGGGTCGCCGTCGTCGAACGTCCCGGCGATGTACTGATTATCCGATGCGTCGGCCGCCGTGGTCGTATCCGACCGCCACACGCGCGAGCGTTTGCGGTTCTGAGTATTGACGATCGAGCAACCGTCGGCAGCGGCGAACTCAGTCGAGAGCGTCGCCTCGTGGTGGAAGTTGCGCGGGATGATGCGAAAGGAGGCGGCCATTTAGACGTGCATCCCTATATATCCAACGTCGATTTCGTAAATCTCGATGTCCACGCTCATATTGAAGACGAGATTGATATCTGTGCTGCTAAATGCGTGGAGGCGCAGACATACCCTTTGATCCTGCTGCCCGGAAAGAACGTAGACGTCTTGGAGTACTGCGCCAATGTACCGCTGTACCAATTTGACCCCAACTCCTGCAAAACCAAAAAATTTCAACACCATTCGCAGCTCGATAAAATTCATGTCCATCGCAGCGGTGGGCTCAAGCGTGAATTCTGATCCTGGCCCAGACCACATGCCGCCGCCCCACGTCAGTGTCGGGCTTGTCCAGTAGGTATCACTCAGCCTACTTTGATAACCAGTGGGCATTAATTACTCCGGCTCAAACTGCAACGACGTGCTCATGTCGTTGAAAAATTTCACCGTGGTCGATGGTGTAGTAACGACACTATCATCGCCCGTTATGACTGGCAGCGTATTTACAAACGTTGTGTTCGGATCAGATGCTGGCGTGCCGTAGCCAGTAGGCTCACCAATTTGCGCCACTATCGGGAATACAAACCGCACGGTCTGGCCATCAGTTATTGATGCATCCTCGACCTTGAAACTAAGCGAGTGACGACTTCCGCTTACGGTAAGAGTGATGCTTCCTGCGTTGTGCACTGCGCATGACGGAGAGCCACCCACGAACGAGATGTCTAGCTCACTGTCTTGCACGTCGTCTGGGTCGACGGCGGTCGTTGGTAGCCCGATTGTGATGCTTGTACCGATACCGTCAGCATCGATGTCCGTGATCGTGCTGCCGGATTGATTCACAACAGTTATCAACAGGTGCCCATAGGTCACTCCAACAGTACCCGTCGATCCCAACTGTCTGTCGCCCGTCACAAACGTAGCGGCGAAGTAAGTTAGGTTCGCACCATTGTAAGTGTCGTAGTTGAACCATCCCTGAACGCCTATAGATGAAAGAACAAACTCTGGAATAGTGCCCGGCACTGCGACAACGATCCCGGTCACCTCGTAGGGGTTGGCGGTGTAATCAATAGCCGCACCAGAACTAATCACAGGAAGGGCCTGTTGCGAATTGTCTGAAAAGTAAATCTCCGGCATAACATCGTCCGAACCAAAGGTGACGCTAGCCGGAAAATGCAGGGCACCTATAGAGAAGTTGCCAGTGGTAAACGGGATGTAAACGTTAGCCACGAAACCAGCCGCCTCGTCCCCGTAGATGGTGATCGACTGATCCACAACCTCCTCATACCAAAGAGGAGAATTAGTGTCGGCGTCGTAAAACTCCGGAATCAAAGAAACAGCATTGCCGCCGAACACGCCGCCGTAGTAGTCGAAGAAATATTCTTGAAGAGTCGGCCCGACCGGTGGCGGCGGCAGAATGACAACTACCGGCGGACCGATTTCAACGCTAGGCGTCCCCGGTCGCCACGCTAGCGGCGTCTGGATGATGTACTGCTCGCCCGACTCCCATCCGATCGGCGGCGCTGATACACCACGCTTGCGCACAAGTCGCAGCATCGTCCGCGCCTTCGACAGACCGATGCCCACAGCGATGACCTGGAACAACACGCCCGCGTCGTAGCCGAACCGTGACACCGTCACGCGCACGACGTCACCTAGCTCCAGTGCATAGAACATCGACGGCGCGTCAGGGTTAGCGCCGAGCGGCACCGTCACCGTGACGATCTCAAGCCACGGCAAGAACATCGCTCGCCGCGTCTCCATCCACTGCGTGAGATGGACGATTGATGATCCTTCCTCCCACGACAGCAGCGTCTCGATCGGCGGCGAGGTCGATAGCGTCTTGTGATACAGCTCCGGCGCGAGCGCGTAAGTCGTCCCGCCGACCAGCGATTGCAGCGCGTACTGTCCTTTACGGGAATACACCGCCTTCTCGTCTGGATTCAGAACGTCGGACAGCGTGCTCTGCACCGTCCAGTTCTTGTGCGCGTAGGCTTGATATTGGTAGTACTCCGGCGTCAGGTGCTGCACGTCGAATGCGGTCTGTGGAACGATGTCGTCCTCGACAATGTCGACCGGCTCCAGCCCAGCACTATCGCCCAGCCCTTCGATGTCGTACGGACGCAGCCGACCGAAGGTGAATTGACCGTCGCGGCGAATCGCCGTGAAGCAATTGCCGCTATCCGTTAGCTCGTCCAACACGTCGATGATGTTGCGCGCGTCCTGAATCGACATGCCAATCGGGTAGTCGTCGTCATCATCCTCGACGAACGTAGCATG